TGCCCGAGCGACGTCACCCGCATCGATGAGAGTATCCTCCGGGACTTGCTCGCCGAGCTGGAAGACGAGCACGAGTACAAAGCCAACACGCTGGCACGCATCGCCAAGAACTGGCACGCGTTCTTCGAATGGCTCCGAACTCCGGACAAGCGATCGCAACGCTCAGCGGTCATCGAGTCGAACCCATGCACGTTGCTCGATCGATCGACTACGCGACGGGATAAGGACGAGATCCGCACCGAGTGGATCGACGCGATGGTCGCCGCGTGCTCGACGACCGAGGAGCGGTACTGGCTCCGACTATTGCAGTGGACCGGCTGCCGATTGGCGGAGGGGCTGCGATTGTGCGTCCGAGACTTCGACAGGAACAAAGGGACGATCGAGATCACCGAAACGAAGAACGATCGGATCCGGATCAATCCGATCTACTCGGCACTCGAGGAGTATCTCCCCGAGCTGCTCAACAACCGCGATCGGGACGAGCGAGTGCTTCGGAAGATTACCTATAACACATGTTATGAATGGCTCTCGATGATGCAGCTGTTGGCAGGGGTTCCGACCTGGCAGCCACCGTACAACGCGTTCCGATCGACGCGAGCGAATCAGTTGGCAGCCAACCGCAAGATCTCACCGCAGCAAGCTGGATTGTTATTGGGTCACTCGGCCGTCGTGGCTGAAGCGAACTATCTGAGCGCGGACGAGGCAACGTTAGATTCTGTGAGGGAGTGCATATGAGCGACAGCGATCTTTTGCAAATGACGGAGTACGAGAAGAAGGCCGCGTTCCAATTGAACGATGTGCTAGCTCGCTCGAACGATGATCCATTGCTGCTAACTGGCACCGAGTGGAAACGATTCGCGTGCCTGTGGCGATGCATCAAATCGGGATTGCATGTCCCGCATTTGCAACCGAAGCATGAGAAGTGGTTGCGCTCGCGGCCCGGTCGCCTCGAGGCGGAGAAGATCGCCCAGCGAATGAACTTGACCATCGAAGAGTGTGCGGATCTCGCCGGAGCGGAGTTCGAAGATGATTAGCGATCAAGACATCTACGAACGGTACATCGAGCGAGCGGCGATCATGCAATACGACGGCGGGCTCACCTACGGGCGAGCCAGTCAGACAGTGTTCAATCAAGTGGCCAAGTGGTGCAAATCCACTGGCCGCAAGTTCCCACAATGTGTGCGGGACGATTTTCGTGATGTGATTGTTGGAGGCAATAAAAATGCGAGAGTTGACTTCGCACAAAGTGAACGGGCTTAATGAAGCTATTACGGTCCGGGTTCTCGACGAGCCGGGCGTTGGTAATGCGTGCCATCGATACGAGATCGAAGTTCTTGGCAATGTGGACGCTGATTGCGATGTTCAATTTCAGAACGGAGCGATTGGCGAGGTTGGTATGAACGGGATCAGCAATGAGGCGCTATTGGCTATCGTGGAAGATAGGCTGAAAGGTTTCCAGTCTGGTCATTTCGCTTGCCGCGAGAACGCCATCGCACTGACTAAGATCCAGGAAGCCATGCATTGGCTTCACCATCGCACCCGCGAGCGACTCGCACGCGGAGTCGAAGGAACGCACATAAAGTAGTGGATCGCTCCGCCGATCCTCTGCCTGAGCTGACTGGATGTTCCTTGCTTCGTACGGTCACTAAATGTCGGAAGCAAGCGTTGTTCGGAGTCATCGACACCAACTCCGACGCTGAGAAAGAACAGCGATACCAACTCACCGGGATTAGTTCGGATGGGTGCCGTTTTTCGGCGCAACATACTACGTGGTACTGCTCAGTCATACGTCAGCGGACAGAGCATTTCAATTTCAACCATGCAAAGGACCCAACCATGAAACGATAACACCCAACCCACCCCCGACCGGGGAGTGATCGACCGCGAGTGAAATCTCTGTTGCAACGGAAACGACACTCGAAGTTGCACTTTCTGGTCAACATGAGCCGTCGGGCGCTAGCCCCGGTTTTCCCCGCCGAAAGGCCTAAGCCTCAAAGAAGACCCACTCTGAGGCCAACGTAGTCGCATGCACTTTACCCGGCACATTTCCTGCTTCGGGACTTATCGCGTCACGCCTAGTGGTAACGCAAAGAGCATAGCGAAAAGCCAAGGAACGAGAGTCTTATAGAGACTCCATTCCCCTGCGATTTGTACACGAAAAACCATCGACTTACAACGCGACTTACAACACTCCTATCCACTGTCTTTCTTCCCTCGCCACGCATGAACAACGATGCTCAACAACGACCGCTCCTCGATGTGATCGAGGCACGTGACTACCAAGATCGACAGGACGAGCTCTCGCGTCATGCGAGGCTCAGGACCACCGAGGCGGCATTGCGCAACCTCGGCATCGACAAGGAGTCAGCTTGCGGCCGTCTCATGCGTCTCGTGGTTCGTATCGCGGGCTTGGGTGTGCTCATGCGATCGAACGTCGAGCTTGCTCGCGAGATCGAGACATCGCATGTGAGAGTGGCTCAGCGAGCGGCTGCCGGGCTCGAGTGTGCGGGGCTACTTCGTCGCGGAGTCTTGCGAGGCGTGAACGGACGATCGGTCGGGGTGGCTCTCCAAGCCGATTGGTCGCGGATCGTCGAGCTATCCGAAGCGACTTCCATCGTCCTTTGGTCCGACACGACGACCACGACAACACCCACGACAGGGGTCACGACATCTACCACGACAACTACCACGACAACCCCCATGACAGATACCACGACAACTACCACGACAGGGGTCACGACAAACCCCACGACAAACCCCACGACAAAGGTCACGACAACCCCCATGACAGATACCACGACAAACCCCCTGACAAATCGCGATCACACTATATATCCCTTATCCCTATCCCAAGATCCCTCATCCTCTTCATCCCAAACGCGGTATGTCGATTCAACAGACGATGACGACGATGACGGATTTAAGAATGTTGCTCCTGGAATCGATTTAGCCGAGATTGGATCGGCAGCCGTGCGATTGCGAGACGTCGCCTCGGTGCGATCAAAGCAGCGAGCCGAAGCGGCCCGTGAGGACCTGTGGCTCGTGGCCTTCATTGGATTGACTCTTGAGGGTCGATCGGAGATCGAACGATGGGCCAGAGCGGCCTCGAGGCTGCATCCGGAGGACTATCCCGACTATTTCCACTCGTGCGCTCGCAAGCTCTGTGAGGAGCACGGCGTTGATCGACGAGCGTTGCGAGCGACTTGTCCACCATGCCCAGTACGAAAGCCGGTAGCAGTGGGATAGGCTTCCAGCCTGTCATGCTGAAACCATGTTTACTTGAAGAAAGAAAAGACGACAGGCTAGAAGCCTATCCCACAAAAACAACCGGGGGATGTGAGACTGGCTCACACCCCCCGATCATTTCTTGAGAAAGAGAGAAAGTACTATGACCGCAACCGTTACACAACGCAAGTCAAAATCAACGACCAAACCGGATTCAATGAGCCGTCGGGCGCTAGCCCCGGTTTCCGTTTACGTCGATCCTGTGGAACAGGACCAACCCCTCGCGTTGCCATCGCTCAAGTCGAGCAACACGATCATTGACATCGACCTCGAAGATATCAAACCACACGTTGGCAATCGCGATCTCTCGTCCGATGAGTCGATCGAGGAACTCGCCAGGTCGATCGAGCAGCTCGGCCAACTCGAACCCGCGACAGTGAGAGAATGCCCGAACGGTGAGTACACCTTCGAACTCCTCAGCGGCGAACGGCGATATCGAGCACTTCAGAAACTTGGTCGATCGACTATCCGAGCGACAGTCGTCCGCGACGATCAACCCAGTGGCCTAGTCCGCCTCGCGGCTGCCAACAGCCAACGACGCGACCTCAACGCCATCGAACGAGCCGAGTTGATCGTCCGACTGATGGCACCTGTCGCCGAGGGTGGATCCGGATTGTCTCGAGCGGCTGCCGGACAAGCGGTCGGACTCCAAAGCGACTCAGGTGTCAAGAATGCGATACGCATGTTGAAGCTCCCTGAGTCGATCAAGAAACTTGTTCGCAACGGCGATCTCAGCGAACGAGCTTCTCGGAAACTCATCGCGTTCGTCGATCACCCGGCCATCATCCGCGAGATTGAACGGAACCTCTCCGACGAAGAGGCACGCGTCGAACTGGCTTCGATGGAGCATTGGCCGTATTGGTTGGAAACCATCATCGAAGATAACACGCGACCGATGGACAAGACCGAGCGATCGGCCAGCGATCTCGTGAAGGGCTGTTGGGCTCGTTATCCGATGCTGTTCATACCGACCGACGAGGACCTCGCCGCGCTGGCCCCGTTCGAACTCGTGGACGGGAAAGAGACGCTGCGAGTGACCGCGAATTGCAAACTCTGGGACTCGCTCCAAAAGCCACTTGTGGAGGCGGAATACAACAACAGTCGATCGGGTGCAAAGAAGAAAGCCTCAGCCACAACCCGAAGCGTGAGCGAGGGATCAGACAAGAAACCAACCGCCGCCCAACTCAAAGCCGAAGAGGCTCGCAAGGCGAAAGAGGCCAAAGAGCGACTCTCACGATTCACGCATCTGTGGGTCGGTTATGCGTTGCGATGCCAGCTCGCCGAGCAAGCGAACGAGGAATCGAGGCTCGCGACATTGGGCTTCCTCGTTCAATCGCTTGCGGTCAAGCATGACATCAACACCGCGATTGATGCAGCGTACGCGGAATCTAAACTCAAGATGACGAGCATCAGCAAGAAGTGGGATTATCTTCCAGCGAAGCAGATGCCCGAATCGAACGAGTACTGTTGGATTGAGGATTGGTGGGCGAACATGTTATGGCCTTCGACTCCGGGCACATTGCCAGACGTTGACAAGCTACCGGCCATGTCCGACGAAGCCATCCGAGCGTTAGCCGCTCGATGCAAAGTCACCATGAAGCACTTTTGGAAAGCCGCATCCGAGGACAATACCGATCAACATCGATTGCTTTCGATGTGGCTCGGACGACACACCACCGAGCAACTCAAAGCCTTGTGTGTGACGATGGGCAAGAAGACAACACTCGAGAAGCGATCCGAGTTGGTCGAGTACCTACTCACGGAGCACAAGCCGAGCAAGTTATTGCCAATCCCAAAGGAACTGAGCGATGTGTAGAGAAATCATCGATACGATTCTGCTGCCGTGGTGGCTATTGTGTGACTGGCTCTTCGGCCCGAGTTTAGACTGAACAGTGGGATAGGCTTCCAGCCTGTCGTTTTTAGGTTCTAGTCTGACATGGTAGAATACAGTCTTACTCGAACTCAAGGAGTAGTATGACTACGACTACCATGCCCGATCCAGGGCTCACCTTCGTCTCGAATGGTCGCTTCCTTCTCAGTGAAGCGTCCATCCTGGTCGGAGTCGACAACCACCGATTCGTCGACGTCGTGCCGATCGACTGCTTTCCTGGCAATTGCCTCACTCACGAAGTGATCGTTGCCGGACATCAAATCGACTTCGACGAATCGGAACGTCGACGGATCCACACTGCTATGGTCTCCGCCGATTCCGTCACCGTCACACTCCCCGAGCCTCGTTTCGTCTGCCATGGCTGGCTCGAGGACCTGGCTGCGGACACGCTCAAGGCGGGGCATGTGTGGCTCGATTCCGCGGAAACCATCTCCGATCGACTCACGCAAGGGATCCTCTCGAGGCGGCATTCGAAACCGCCGTACAGCACGAGCCCCGCGTATCCCGACAACTTGGTCGCCCGTCGACCGACCGAGCGGCCGGACCCAGGGCTTACGCAAGTCGTCCAGCCGTTGCAAGTACGCTGCGAGGGAGCGGCCGATCGACTGCGAGTCACCACCGTCACTGGTCATGAGTTGTTTGTGCAGCTCATCGATTGCTACGTCTCCCCGGAGTACTCCGACACGGTTCTCGAGATGGTGAGATCTGCCACGACGGTTGCGATCACCGTGCCACCCCCGGTGGATAGTCTCGATTGGATCGGCACGTTGACGCCTGGCTCGGAACATGCCGCGTACATTTGGATCGAACGGGACAAGACGCTGAACCAAGCGTTAGTGGATCTCGGGTTGGCGTCGTTGACACCACCGGTCAGTGATTTCTACAACAACTATTCGAGTGCTCGTCTCGATTACGAGCAGTACAAGGGCAGAAAGAAGTGATGCCGAGCAAGCGACCAGTTCCGCCCCCAGATAATCCATACAAAGCGGACGATCTATGTAGCTCGGCAGACGGGTTTAGGTTTTTGGTCATGCTTGCGATTCATGCCGTGTTGGTCGGTATTCAGTTCGGAGCGTTGACTATGTTTTGTATCATCTTCTGGAGTCGTTATCGATGATCGTTGACGTACGTGCACGACTACGCCAAAAGCAGCATGATCGGATCCCGCATGGGTTCGCTCGTCTCTGCCCGCATTGCGGCTGCCGTGCGAGAGCGTACAAGTCGAAGACTCATTGCACTTACTACCGATTCCATTGCGGAGCGCCATCGTACAAGCAATCGAGGTCGTTGCCCGCATTGATTGTATTGCGAAGCGATCGACATCGAATGCATGCGGTTGGGTGTGAATGTCGTTGATCGCTCCGCCGATCATTCTTCAAGAGAGAACTATATGGACAACACAGCAGCAACAAGTGAGTGGTATTCAGTAGAGGATAGGCTTCCAGAGGATAATCGCTTTGTTCTTGCCTGGCACGTCCAACGGTGCTATGCCGTGACAGCAATCTATGTTCCGAAAAGAAAAACTTGGAGAGCAAGCGGAATGACAGGAGGTAGCTTTGCTAAGAATGCGATCTCTCACTGGGCAGATACGATTGCTCCGCCTGGATGTAAAAAAAATAATCGACCACAGCGATTCGAGTAAGCCGATGGGCGCTAGCCCCGGTTTTCTGATAAGGTGAGCTTCGCTCACGATAAAACCGGGGCTAGCGCCCAACGGCTCACATTGATTTGGTACTTAGTTTGAATCGATCGCACTGCTAGTCCTCTAACCTGGATAGATGGACGATGCCCAAGATAAAGACAAGTACGACGCACATAAACGCCGTGTAGCCAATAAAGCTCGACAAGATTCCACGGACGCTCGCGACATCGGTCGTATCCCTCGCGTTAAAAATCATAACCGACGCAAAGCCTGCGAACGCGACCTTCGCCGGTATCTTCTCACGTACTTCCCCGACTCCTTCCCACTCGAGTTCTCCGAGGACCACGAGCGGATCATTCGGGAGATTGAATACAAAGTACTCCACGGCGGTCTCAAAGCGATCGCCATGCCTCGCGGCAGCGGCAAGACCACGATCCTCATCCGTGCCGGTATGTGGGCATTGAGCTACGGTCATCGACGCTTCTTGATGTTGATCGAAGCGGACGGTACCGCCGCCGAAGAGTCGATGGACGTCGTCAAAATGGAGTTCGAAACCAACGAACGACTCCACGAGGATTTTCCAGAGATCTGCGTTCCGATCCGTGCCCTGCAGGGAATCGTCCAACGAGCCAACGCTCAAACATGCCTCGGCGATCGCACATTGATGACGTGGGAGAAGAGAACGCTTATTCTCCCATCAGTACCGGGCTCGAAAGCGGCTAACGCTATCTTCGCTTGCAGTGGGATCCTCGGCCGGATCCGCGGTCGACAGATCGTCACCACCGACGGCAAAACAATCCGTCCCGACTTCGTCCTCATCAACGATCCGCAAACCGACATCTCCGCACGAAGTGAACTCGAGTGCGCGAAACGTGAGCGAGTCATCAACGGTGGAGTGCTCGGGCTCGCTGGGCCCGGGTCCCACATCTCCGGCTTCGCAGCGGTGACGGTCATCCGCGAAGGTGACGCTGCGGATCGGATGCTCAACAAGAAGCTATCGCCCAAGTGGCACGGCGAACGATGCAAACTCGTTTACGAATGGCCATCGGATAACAACGATGCGGCGAAGAAGCTATGGGACAAGTATCTCGAATTGCGAGCCGAAGAGATCGACGCGGGTGACGATCATCACCCGAAGGCGAATGCGCACTACGTCGCGAACCGCAAAGCCATGGACAAAGGGGCCAAAGTCGGTTGGCCCTCGCGATTCATGCCACACGAGATCTCGGCCATTCAGCACGCGTACGGATTGCGACAAGACTACCCTGACACGTTCGATGCGGAGTATCAAAACGAACCACGACCAACGGTCACGGCATGCACGGCATTCAAGCCACTCACGAGCGACGAATATTGTCTCCGAGTACTCGACACCCACAAGCGCGGCGAGCTGCCCGATTGGGTCGAGAATGTCACGCTCGGGATCGACGTACAGAAGTCCACATTCTGGTGGGCAGTGTTGGCGACGAGTCCGGACTTCGACGCATTGGTGATTGATTACGGCGTTTGGCCCGATCAGGGGATCGACTATATCACACTCGATCAATGCGATCGGACGTACGCACGAGCGACCAAGCGATCACGCCCAGGCGAAGCGGTCATTGCAGGGCTCAACACACTCGTGAGCGAACTGGCTGCCCGTCGTTATGTCCGTGACGATGGAACGCAGATGGGGATCGAGCGAGGCATCGTGGACAGCGGATACGAAACGGCCGCCGTCCATCGGTTCTGCATGGGTTCACCGGCGATCAAGATGCAACCCTCAAAGGGCTTCGGGATCACTGCGCGACAGAAGCCATGGGAATCGTTACCGATCAAAAAGGGGGAACGACGTGGGTTCGGTTATCGAGTTCCACCGATGAAGGGAGTGCGGGGAACTCGCGAGGTGCACGTCGATGCGAACCGATGGAAAACATTCGTCAGTGAGTCCTTCGCGATGGAACCAGGCTCAAAGGGAGCGTGGTATCTGTTCCGAGCATCACCGGCACGGCATCGGATGATTGCAGACAACTTGAGTGCAGCGTATCCGACCGAGACCACTGGCCAAGGTCGTCAGCTTTACGAATGGTCCCTCAAGCCCAATCGCGACGATCACTTATTCGATGCTGTGATCCTCTCCGCTGTCGGGGCAACACTCAACGGAGCGAGTTCGAGTGCTGTGACACTCGCGAAACGAGCTAAGCCTCGCGAAGCGAAGGTGAAGCTCACGATGGCCGAGCGGAAGGAGTTAGCACGGCAGAAGCGGGAGGAGCGACTTAAAAAGCGATCTTAGCACTAAGCACTAAGCACAAAGCACGAAGCACCAAGCACCAAGCACGGCTGTTGTTTCGATTTGGTATCAACGTTTCCGCGAAAACGGAAGCAGCATGCTAACGTGGGTTCATGAGCCAATTCCAATTCGTGCCATCGACTAGAGATCTCCTGTCGTTCCTCCGTGAGCAGAATCTCACGGCAGAACAACAACAGTTCGTACGTCAGAAGATCGGGGCAGGAACGGGTACAGGCGACGGTGGCAGTCTCACAATCCAAGAGGCGGACGGAACACCGAACGGCACAGCGACAACACTGGTGTTTCCCAACGGGACGGTATCGATTACCGGCCAGACTGCGACGATCACCGGATTGCAGGGACCTCAGGGTCAAACGGGTCCGACTGGGCCAGCGGGCCCAACGGGAGCAACCGGCGCGACGGGAGCACAAGGGATTCAGGGAATCCAAGGGATTCAGGGAAATCCTGGAGCCACCGGAGCGACTGGAGCAACCGGCCCAGCCGGTCCGAACAGTGTATCGACGTCGACAGCTACAAACATAAACGGACCTATCGTTGGCAACGGATCGACGATCCTTGCTGGATCGTTTGGTACGACCACAGGGACGTTTTGCGAAGGCAACGATAATAGACTTTCCAACGCTCGAGCACCAACAGCGCACAACCATTCAGCGTCTGAAATTACTAGCGGAACACTTCCAGTTTCTCGCGGCGGAACGGGTGTCGGAGCAATCGGAACAGCGGGGCAGATACTGCAGGTCAATGCGGGCGCCACTGCGCTGGAGTTTATCACTCCGACGGGTGGCGGGGTCAGCGACGGCGACAAGGGCGATATCACAGTCAGCGGTTCGGGTTCTACGTGGACGATTGATGCTGATGCCGTAACCTATGCCAAGATCCAAAACGTCTCAGCTGATCGCCTGCTTGGTCGGGTTTCGGCTGGTTCGGGTGACGTGGAAGAGATCACTTGCACGGCAGCGGGCCGAGCGTTGATTGATGATGCCGACGCGGAGGCACAACGCACTACGTTGTCGGCTCAGAAGACGATCACATCAGGTACGGCTGCTCCAACAGGAGGAGCCAATGGTGACATTTATCTGCAATACACTTAGGACTGACACATGCCTGACAACGTAGGCTATACCCCCGGAACGGGAGCGACGATCGCCGCCGATGACATCGGTGGGCTGCTACACCAACGTGTAAAATTGATCCACGGTGCGGATGGCATTAACAATGGAGATGTGTCGGCAGAAAACGGACTCCCAGTGCAGGGCGTCGGCGAGTTGATTCAAGCAATTGAGGCGATGCGATTTGCAATCGCGACTTTGACGCGAACGATCGGCATGGCACTGCCTAACGCTTCCGGGTTCCCGATCATGGAGGCTCGAAGCCCAACAGCCGGAAACTTCAACGTCGCGCTTGCGTCAACAACCATCTCCTCCGGAACTATTTCTACGGTCACGAATCAATCTCAACTCGGTGGTTTTGCCGCCAACGATCAGATCCCGGCGTTGATGCACATGCAAGCCGACAACCTCCGCCGCAATATTTTAGTCACTTAGGATTATCACATGCCAACGACAAACGGAAATCGAAAAATACTTGACCTGAAGCGATGGGAGTTTTGCTCACCAGCACCAACCACCTCGGCAGCAGGGATGCTGATTTCTTCCTCCCGTCACTCTCGTCAGCAGCAGCTCTATCTGACGGGTCAAAACTCTGCATTGATGTATTTGCCGGAAGAGGACGGCTGGGTTACGCTACCCTCTCCTGGTCTAGCTGCGGTTCTCGGTGCGGGAGCGTCCGCAACTGCCGCAGGTTTTTCGGTCGGTTCAAGTACCGCTGTTTTTTCACTGACCGCAACGGCAGGGACAACCAGCACGATCACCACCAATCAGACGCTTGCCCGTGACCTACGAGGCTACAAAATCCACATCATGGCCGGGCCGAACAATGGTTCGGTTTTGGATATTGTCAGCAACACGATCGGAACGAACGCTGTAATCACCGTAGCAACTCAAGCTTCGGCGTTCTCGGCATCGACGGTTTATCGACTGCTCACCCCAACTTGGTACGTTGCCGGTAACGGCTCCACAACGGCGGCCTCGTTTCGTAAATACTGTTGGGCGACCAACACCTGGACGACGCTCGCGAACATGCCAGCTTCGTTTGGGACGGATGCGAAACTGGTTGCCACCCCTTCGATCGTCGATAATTCTTTCAGGACCTTTGCGACCGGCACCGCAACCTCTGCGACCGCGACAACGCTTGTGCAAACGGGCAAGACTTGGCAAGCGTCAAGCTGGATTAACTCACAGGTGCGAATCACTGCGGGAACAGGTGCCGGGCAAGTTCGTACAATTACGGCAAACACAGCTGATACGCTGACTGTTGCGACGTGGACGACAACACCGGATGCCACCAGCCAGTACGCAATCGAGGGCAACGACAATTTTCTTTACTTGCTCGGAAACAACGCGGTCACAATGTACCGCTATGACATCACGGCGAATACATGGTCCACTCTGTCACCTGTAGCGGCGCGAGCAGCAGCACCCGGTACTGGTATGTCCGCACACTGGGTGCATTCGGCTTCGGCGAGCGATTGGAAGAATGAAAGTTTGATCCTGAACGGTCGGTACATCTACTCGTTTCAGGGTGGAGCATCTGGTGCTTTGCATCGCTACGACATTCCTGGCAATACATGGACGACGATCACCTATTCGCCATCGAGCGAGACGTTTACGACCGGCACAAAATACGCTCTGCACAACGAGCGTCTGTATATCCAAAAAGAAGCAACTGGTCGATGGTTCGCGTACGATTTTGTCCGCAGCGAATTGTTTCCGTGGGGAACCATGCTCTATCCGCAAGGAACCGCGACTGTCGGCGACACCGCATTTGATGTGATCTACGAGGATGGTGCGACTAATATTTTTTATGTCTACCTTTTGCTCAATTCTTCGACCGTGCTGCTTCGTCAAATGGTGATCTAATGTCCATTTCTGAACTGATTGAACTGTGTGAACGGAGACTGGCTTATCTTGGACAGCTACGTTCTAGTGCGGCTGCACTTGGGGATATCGCGCAAATTGAGTCAATCGATTCGCAGATGGCAAAAACTTCAGAAACCAGAAACCTACTTTTGACTTTGGTCTAAACCATGCTGCTAACACTACTCTCACAGCAAGGTCCACCTCCAGCACCCTCGACTAAACTCTGGTTGCGGGTCGGTGGCGTTTGGAAAGAGACGATTGTTTACATTCGCATCGGCGGAGTGTGGAGAGTAGCTACACCAGCGATAAACGTGACAGGGACTTGGAGATAATGCCACAGGTTTTTCATACGAACAGCTTGCCCGGAACAATCGTCGATTGCTTCCCGTTGACCAGTCCTCTAACGGACTGGCTTACGGCAAAAGTACGGCTAACGGAATCGTCACCAGGCTTATGGACCGGAACACTAGCGGCAGGCAATTGGGCGGTCTTTGAAGGTGGATCGCAACCCGCAAACTTTTCCTTGAGTATAGGAATCCTATCCGTCGAAGCGACACCGGCACCACCGACGCCACCCGCTCCCAGACCGGTCACGCCAGCGCCGACGGCACCTGTGTTGAATGTCAACTCGCAGACGATCCTCAACAATGCACTCGGCCCGCAATCCGTCTCTTCCGACGGTCTTACTGTGACCGCTCGATCGACCAAAGATCAACTCGATGCACTCGCCGCCGTCACCGCCAACGCTGCGGGCCGCAAGCGCCGTCGCGGTCTCCTCATGACACGCATCGTCCCAGGCTCGGCAGTTGGAGAAACACGCTAACCATGGCACTCGTCGACCAATATGGCAGACCCCTTAATCCCAACCCGAAGCGTGAGCGAGGGACTAATCGCAACCCGACGCGTAAGCGAGGGACTCTTCACGCCCAATACGACGCGGCACAAGACACCGCCGAGAATCGCAAGCATTGGCAATGGGCTGACAACTATTCTGCCAGCGCTGCAAACTCGATCCTCGTTCGGCAAAAGCTCCGCTCTCGCTCACGATACGAATGCCTCGAGGCCAACAGCTTCGCCAAAGGCATGGCTCTCACGTTGGCCAATGACACGATCAGCACCGGCCCGAACCTGCAGATCACCGGCGATCGCACTCTTGGTGCATGGATCGAACGGGAATGGCGAGCATGGACACGAGCCGTCAACCTCCCCGCGAAACTTCGCACCGCTCGACTATCCAAAGTCGTAGACGGCGAGGTCTTTCTATTGAAGACCACGAACCGACGATTGCGAACTCCGGTGCAGCTCGATATCCGACTCGTCGAAGCGGATCAGATCTCGACGCCTGGTTTCTTCGATGGCTTGCCGAATCAATGCGATGGCATCGAGTTCGACAAGTGGCGACAGCCGATCACTTACCACATGCTCAAAGGGCACCCCGGCGATGTGTGGAACGTGGGAGCTTGGGAGAAAGAAGACATCGACGTCGAGGACATGATCCATCTTTTCCGATGTGATCGACCCGGCCAAGTGCGAGGCGTCCCCGAGTTCACCCCTGCGCTTCCATTGTTCGCGTTCCTCCGACGTTGGACTCTTGCGACGATCGCTGCGAGCGAGACGGCTGCGAACTTGGCGGCAGTGTTGGAGACCGAAGCGACAGGCTTCGATGAGGACGACTTCGACGGCGCCGATCCATTCGATACGCTCGAGATCGAGCGGAACATGATGACTCAACTGCCTCGTGGCACGAAGATGAATCAGTTCAAGCCCGAGCAACCGACGACAACTTACGAAGTGTTCCGCAATGCGATCCTCAACGAGATCGCACGCTGCGTTCACATGCCTCGAAACAAAGCTCTCGCCGACTCGAGTGCTTACAACTATTCCAGTGGTCGCCTCGATCATCAAACATACTACGAAGCGATTGGAGTCGAGCGCAGCGAATGGGACCGAGCCCTCGATCGCATCTTTGAATGGTGGCTCGATGAGGCACTCATGCTGTCGTCTTATGTTCCTTACGAGCCCGTCGGTGGTATCGCAGGTGACACGCTCGAGAGACAAGTGACTCACGAATGGCGTTGGAACCCGCCACGGCATGTGGATCCAGGTAAAGAGATCGGAGCTGCGATCGACGCGATCGAGGCAGGTCTCATGACTGAGGAGCAATGGCTTCACGAGAACAACATCGACCCCGAGCAACACTGGGCACAAGTCGAACGCCAAGCAGCTCGCCGCCGCCGCCTCGCCGCATTAGGTGGCCCAACCGGAGCCAACCCACCTGCAGGTGAGTCATCGGGCGCTAGCCCCGGTTCCCCCCAGGTCGCAGGCCCCAACCAAGAACCAAGCACGACGAACCAAGAACCAGCTTCCTCTCCCACCTCCGAATTCCGCGACATGTCCCGGCGACAAATGCAGAACGCAACCAAAGCGATCGACGATGCACTTGATCGACTGACGAGTGGCGAATGGAGCGAAGCCCGCACGCGAGTCTTCCTCTCGAGCGTTGGCATGAGCGATCGCACGATTGACAACTTGCTCAGCGAGCTACTCGAAGAAGTTCTTGAGGGTGACGATGACTAATTGCGATTGCAATTGCCAATGCAACAATCAAGCGTCACTCTCGAACCTTGGTCCCGAACTCACTTGGGAGATCAAGCAGGGAGCGAGCTTCACGTTCGAAGCTCAACTCTACACCGAGGGCTCGACAAGCGTTGTTGACGACATCGACGGCAACGAGATTCCTGTCGGATCACTGCTCGACATCACTGGATGTACGATCCGATGCCAGATTCGCAAACGTGGTCTCGATATAGGCAGTCCAGTCGTGACGCCGACATGCACTGTCGTGGATGGTGCAAACGGAATATATCGCATCGCACTCACCGACGAGCAAACGAGCACGATATCATGCGGCGAGCGCATCAGCGATCGATCGAGCCTCTACACGGCGGACATCTTCCTCGACTGGCCAAGCGGTGAGGCGTGGGAGTTGGGCCATGTGAACATCTATGTGCTACGGAGAGTAACCAAGTCATGAGTCGAGTCATTCAAGTAATCCGCACGGTCGGTGCCAAAGGAGATACCGGCATCGGATTAGCTACCATGGCTTCAATTGCAAGCCTGCGAAGCACTTCAGGCGTGTCCCTGCCATCGCAAATTGAAGTCCAGTCGTCAGATTACACAGTAAGCAATTCGGCTATCGCTGAGCTTGTCGGTGCCAGTCGCAAGTGTGTCGGTGGAACGTTTGTTAAGGTAGCGGCTGGCTCGGAAAACGGAGGCACGCTAATCGTCGCCAGCGATGGCACGAAATGGGCTCGCGTCTGGGATGGCGCGAACGCGATTCCGGAATGGTGGACTGTCGGAGATGCTACAAACGGAGTGTACTCCGACACAGATGCGATCAGTAAAGCTTTTGGTCAAATGCCGAGCGGTGGAACGGTGCATTTACAACGAGAGAAGACTTATCTCGGTGAAACTGTTGCAATCGGAAAAGGCTGCAGGCTAGTTGGTGGAACAATTAAACGCCCTCAGTTGGTTCGCACAACACTAGCCGCGACTGCGTCCATCGGTGCAACTTCTGTTACTGTCACAAGTGCAACTGGTTTTCGGGTTGGCATGTTCGTACAGATCGCGAGCGGTACAGCTTATGGGGATTTAGCAACAAGCGATTCAACCAACTTTTCGATTACCAACATCGTAGGCAACGTGATTACTCTGAGCCAATCGGTTCAGGTAGCAAAATCATCCGGTGCTAGTTTTTTTCAGATTGCCGATCAGTTGAATTATTCTGGAGCAATCGATGCAAACGTAGATTGCAACGTCTACCTTGACGGCGTGACGTTCGATGGCAACGAAGCCCAAAACGCGATTTCCCACTCATGGACAGTGAATAACCTAGGAGCGTTTGGAGGGAGATTACAAAACTTCCGCGCTCATAATTGCATTGTCGTCAACCAGCCAAGCGAATGTTTCGCAGTCGCCACTCGGGCATGGGTCACCGATTGCTACTTCGAAAACGTTTGGGGCGCATGCATTCACGGCAGTGCTGACAATTCGTCAGACTACGATCCAGGCGGCGTATGGATTAGCAGTTGCTATTTCGAAAACGTGTGCCGGTCGACAGCGGCAGAAAATGGGCATAGCGCACAAATCGGAGTCTACACGCAGTCCAACAACACACAGCAGATTGGATTTGACGATTGCGTTTTCGAGAACACGAACAACGGGTATATCAGTTCAGCGGTTTCTAATTTATTGTCGATCTGTCATTGCCGTGCGCGAGACTGCAAGGGCATCGCTTTCGATGCGAACCGAACAACGGTTCTTCAAGGGCCGATAGTCGTTGATAACCAGTTTGAGGATTGTGGCAATCTGACAATTGGCGGATCGGGAGATGTACCAACTAACAACGGTGTGAGAATCACTGGTAACGTGTTTCTCAATACCGCCATTCGCGCTCTCGGTTGCGTCGATAGCTTGATTGCTCACAATACGTTTCGATTCAACTCGACGTACCAAACCAACCGAACAAGTGGATATTGGCACAATCTTGGATTCGGTACAGCCTTGCTTGTGGGTTACGAATGCGACGTTATCGACAATAGTTTCGAAAACGAATCGACATCTTCCGCCTCGCTAGAAGTTGGCGTCTACCTTTACGGCTTTTCAGGCAATCCGCTAGCGATGCGATGCGACGAAAATCGCATCGTTGGATTCAAAACGTCAGTTAAGACGCTCGACAATCTGCCATCACTTCCTTGGCGCAATTCGATCAGTCGCAACCAGATAACGATACCAGTAGTGTCAGGTAACAGATTCGGTATCGATTGCACGCTATCGGGTACAGAGATCTGCGACAATCAAATCTACTCGGCAAGCTCTGCTGACGTTGTTGGTATCCGAACGCAGGGAGTTGACACAGATACAAACTCAGCGTTGATTGCTGGCCAAATTAAAAACAACAAGGTTGTTGGGTGTGCGATTTGGCTCAGGACCTCTTGGTTTGATAATATCATCGACGGCAATGTTTACGACGGTGCATACGACTGGCTGTCTGGTTCGTCAAGACAACGACTGGGAGTCAATCAAAAGGTAGATACCGTTTCTGGCAAACGAATCCTTTCAATGACGATCGGTAGCCAGACGCTTGTCAACGGGCTGCTTCAACTGATCACGACTGCCGGCGGGAATATGGCAACACCAGCAGAGGCTGGACTGGACCTGTATTCTGCCGATGGATCGTACCCAATCGGCAAAATTGTTGCGCAGTCGATTTCCTCGGATTATGCTCAATCGAAAGTTATTTTGCGAGCTACCTCGCACATCATAAACGGCCCACTCAACGACGACCTCGTTGTCGACGGGGCTCAAGGCGATGTGACGATTCGTGGTTCTGCGAAAGTGGGATCACTTGCAGATGGGTCCGCTCCGAACTCGACAATTTACTACTCGACGACTCAGGCTAAGCTGGTTTACAAAAATGCGAGCGGGACGGTGCATGTGCTGTACTAAATGCAGTGCCGTCAATTTGGTACGCACCTCACCGCGAATCCGATAGCCCTGTGCTAGGCTCGAATCATGAATTGTGATTCGCGCCCAACATTGCATGCCAACCACGCTCCGTCGGAATCCAGTTTGCTGCAACTGGATTATGCCGAGCGATTGATTCTGCATGCGATGAGTGGTGAAGCGGCGGAGAACGGATCGAGTACTGCTCGATTCTCGCACCAATGCGTCTACACCGGTGGTGTCATGTATCCCGACCTCAAACTGAGGAACGGATACCGTGGTCCTGTCGTGGTCGATGTCGCGGGCATCGTTTTCCCCACCGAGCCGACACTCAATCGCGATCACGATGCAAAACGACCGGTCGGGCATTGCACCGCCGTCGGGACCGATGGGACCGCTGTCTATGCCGATGGTGTGTTCTCGCTCGACAATCCCGACAGCCGCGAGGTCACGTCGGGACGCACGAGCCCGGACCCGTTTCCGTGGAAACCGAGCGTCGGTCTCCAACTCCTCGAGTACCGCATGGTCAACGAGGGGGAAGTCGTCGCCGTCAATGGTCGTTCGTTCGAAGGACCGTTTTTGCTGGTCTCCCAAGCCCAGCTCGTTCATATCGCAATTGTTTCGGAGCCGGGTGACGAGAACGTCGATCCACTCCTCATCGCTAACCGCAACCCTCACTCCCACTCTGGAGCCACAATGGACTTCGAATCTTGGTGCAAATCGCTCGGTCTCGATCCCGCTACTCTTTCCGCCGAAGCGAAGACCGCGCTGCAATCGCAGTATGATGCACAATCGTCCGCCAACGCATCGTCTGACCAACCAACGCCACCCGCACCCGACAGCACCGCCAACGCGATGAACGAACCATCGCCAGACGACTCGGCGATGGCGAGCCGTAGTAACACAGCCCCTAGCGGGGCACAAGGAACCGGGGCTAGCGCCCAACGGCTCAGGAACCAGGCGATCGATCAAGATATGATTCGTCGTACGACTCGCGAGACTCTGGCAGCCGAGCACGAACGAGCGAACTCGATTCGAACGCTATGCAGTCGCTTCAACAACCCACAAGTCTCGATCGGTGGTCGCGAAGTCGACCTGGCCGCTCATGCGATTCAACAAGGCTTCACGCTCGAGCAAGTGGAGCTCCACGCTCTGCGTCATCAACGTGTGGAGGAAACTCGCGACGGTCGATCGAACGGCCCAGCCATCCACTCTCGCTCTCGAGGTGCCGATCAAACTCGCGAGACTCTTCAAGCGGGTCTCATGCTGCGAGCCGGTATCTCTCTCGATGCTCCACAATGGAGCGACAACCGAATCCGGCATCGATTGCCCGAATGGTTGCGAGCCAACGTGAACGACGCCGCTCGTCAACGTGTCATGGAAACCGCGCATCGTCAACGATTGTCGTTGCCTGATGCAGCCGCAGCGATGATGCACGCGACAGGTCACACAGTCCCAACCGATCGAACGGAAATGTTGCACGCGGCATTCTCCTCCGGTGCGGTCTCGCAATTGTTTGGCACGACACTCGGAGCTGCAGTCATGCGAGCTTATGCCGAGGTCGGTGACTTCACGATCGGGTGGACTCAAGACGGTGAGAATCCGGACCTCGAAGAGCACAACCGAACTCGTTTGCAGGCTGCTCAAGATCTTTCCCATCACCCAAGCGGTGGTGAGTCGGATCACGCCCATCGTCAAGCGTTGTCGGAACGTGCCAAGGTCGATCGATTCAGCCGTATGGCTCAGTTCGACGAAGCCGACCTAATGAGCGACAACCTGTCGTTGTTGCGAACGACAGCTCGTGACTTTGGTATGGCAGCCGCTCGCGTTCGACCCAACCTCGTCGCATCGGTTTTGCTGAACAACGCCAACCTTCTCGTGACTGGTCGAGCACTGTTCAATGCGACAGACGGGTCCGATATTGGTACCGGCAAAGCGCTCAGCGATGTGACCCTGAGCGAAGCGATCGCAGCGTTGGCCATCAAGCGAGATGGTGACGCGAACTTGAACCTAGCCCCGACGCACTTGTTGGTTCCGCCCGCGTTGGCAGATCTCGCGATGCGATTGTGCACATCGCCGAACATTTCGAACGATAGCGGCCGTGGTTCGAAGAACCCGCTCGCAGCGTACGGGATCACACCAGTCGTTGAAGCTCGATTGCAAACCGGTATCGTCGATCCAGTCTCCAGAGCGAACCTCGCCGGTTCGCCATCCAACTGGATCGTCACTTCCTCGCAAGGGAACACGATCGAAGTCACTTCGCTCGAAGGGTCCGGAAGCGTGCCTGTCGTGATCGTCGAAACGATTCCAGTCTCGACTGGCAAGTTCGGTACGACGTTCATCGTGAAGCACTACCTCGGAGCGAGGGCACTCGATCACCTCCCATTCGTTCGAGGCCGGGCGTAATA